GAGATTGATGATAGCAACATGATTTAAAATCACATCACATCAAAAATCAAAGCAATGGAATTTAACCCCGAAGTCATTGAACTATTAAGAGTCCATCATATCAACAGAGATGAGGGACTTTTATTTTTATTGGGCATCTATCACAACCTGGATGTGGATAGGTTAGTCCCAGAGGAAACACTAAGAGGCATTAATCTGACTAAAATCGTAGAGAAGGAGTATGATAGCAGGCAGATAGTGTGGAATATGCCTTTGTTCAAGGGTATTGAATTTTCTTTTGCATGGGTAGAAGATTGGATAGCTGGATTTGGCAGGATGAACACTGAAAGAAAAGGGAGCTACAGGGATGCTGTAGACAGGATGAAGGCTTTCTTTGCCAAGTATCCTGAGTACAGGAAAGAAGATGTGTATGCAGCAAGAGATTTATATTTCTCTGTGACACAGCCTAAGTTCTGTATGAAGTCTCACAAGTTCATTTTTGATGGAGCAGGGGCAATGAAGAAGAGCACACTGTTGGAGTATTGTGAGAAGGTGGCTCATCCCGGAGACCCTGACACTAATGTTAAAGGAGAAATCTTATCATGAGCAACTTTATTGAAACCTACAAAAAGGGCAGACAGGGTAAGAGTTTTGGATTGACCACTGGGATAAAGGGATTGGATAAAGCAATAAACGGGCTTCAAAGAAAAACAAGCATAGGCTTGGCAGCAGCACCTAAATGCGGGAAGACAACTTTATGTGATTTCAGTTTTGTCATTCATCCCTATTTACAATGTTTGGCATTAGGGATACTGGGTAAGGTGGAGTGGATCTATTTTTCTTATGAGATTGACAGGGTAAGCAAGGAGTTTAAGTTTGCAGCATTCTTCATGGCCCATGATCATGGTATCTACAATTATGTGTACAAAGAAAAGACCTATGCTATGAGTGATGTTTACCTGAAGGGGCAGCAATTGCATGAGAATCCTGATGGCACTCTGGAAGTAGTACAGGTAAGTGATGAGCACTTTGAGATACTGAAGAAGGTCTATGATGAAAGGATCATTCCTTTATTTGGAGAGTATGCTGCTGATGGAACAATGTTGAAGGCTGGTAAGATTCACATCATTGAAGAACCAGAGAATCCTACAGGGATTAACAAGTTTCTGCTGCATCATGCTGCTACACAAGGGAAGTTTCTCTATACTACTTACTGGACTGTGGATGATCAGGGTAACAGGGTGCAAAGACAGAGAGTTTCAGGCTATGTGCCTAATGATCCTGATAAGTTTACCATTGTCATTACAGATCACATCAGGAAGCTGAGAAGAGAGAGGGGCTTCAGCATGAAGGAGAACATTGATAAGTATTTGGAGTACTCTACTATCATCAGGAATTTATGTGCATGGACTTTCATTCATGTTATTCACAGTAACAGGAATTTAGCCAATGTAGATAGACTAAGGATGGCAGGAGAGCAGGTATTCCCCACTGCTGATGATTGCAAGGACAGTGGAAATCCAGCAGAGGAGTGCACTATATTCATGACCTTGTTCAATCCCGGAGATGAAAAGTATAATTTAAAGAAGCACATGGGAGTAGAGTTGAAAGAGAATCCGCATTACAGGAGCATTCACATTACAGAATCCAGAAATACCAAGTGTCCTGCCCATATCCAGACAAACATGTATGGAGGTATCAGCACCTTCACACCATTATTCAATAACCAAAAAACAATCTAAGACAAACTATGGCAAAAATCAGAAGCATTTGCATTGACACTCTGACAGCTATACAGAGTGATGAGTTTATGGCAGATAGAAGAAAGCCGGGTCATGATCAATGGAAGGATTATGGTCAGACCATTTATACCTTCATGGCTACTTTACAGGATTTTGGGTTTGAGAATATACTGATATTAGGAGAGCCGGGAACTGGAAAGAGTTCAGGCCAGAGGACACTTCCTCATGATTCCAATATCTGGTATAATGCGGATAACAAGAATCCTGTCTGGATAGGAGGCAAGGAGGAGTATGGCAAGAAGACAGAGCCAAGACCAAGGTATCATATCATTCCTCAGACTTACACAGACATCATTACCCATGTCAAGATAGGTCTTGACAATGATGGATTTGAGAAGGACAGGTATGCATTTATACTGGGTCATACTGAGACCTATAAAGTTGGTAATGATACCAAGGAGAGGCTAAAGATTTTAGGAAAGCTGGGCACCAAGATGCAGTTGGAGGGCAAGATGGAAACTGTATTATATTCAAGAGTGGAGATGGATGGAGGAAAGCCAAGTTTCATCCTTGAAACTCAGAATAATGGCTTTAATACAGCAAGAAGCACTATGGGATTGTTTGAAGGCAAAATTGAAAATGACTTCAATATGATCCTTGAAAAATTGGCTACTTACTAATTCATGATTTGATAACCACATTGTAAACAAACAAAAATTGTATAACATGGCAACAGAAAAAAAACCAATCTCTATTAAGGGAGTATTGCAGGATTTAACAGATGGTCTTGACAGGCCAGCTATTGCAGCAAAGTATGGTATCACACTGGCTGAAGCTAAACAGTTATTCCAGCATCCTGCTCTTCTGGGAAAGAAAACCCGCAAGCCTATGACCTTTACCATCATTGATGATGCTCCACCACCCATTGAGAAGAAACCAAAGATTCCACGCAAGCCTAAAGATGAAGGTGCTATTGCCTCTGCTTCCAATGGTGCAAGTGAAGCTCCAACATTGCAACTACAGGCTGAAGCTGTAGCTGAAGCTGAAGAACAGAAGCCTAAAGCTGCTGAAGCTGCTCCTGCTGCTGCCAGTCAAGACCCTGTGGAAGTGAAGAAGGGATTATGGTAAGATCAAGACAGTAAAACAAACATCGTAATTTTTAATTTTTAATACGTATTAATGATGAGTGATCAGCAATTACCAACAGGAACCACTGCCCCAGCGGGGTATGGTTACCAGACAGATGAAGTGAAAATCAGTCCATTTAATTTTGGAGGAAACTTTGGTGTAACCAATCTCATAAAGTTTGAATGGATTCCCAATGGTGGGGCAAGTGGAGCTGAACAGGAAGCTCTGGATGTGACTTTTGTCATCAACAAAGTGGAGAAGAACTACAGGATGTTTCCTGTGACCAAGGCATTCCTGCCTGATAATAAAGGGGAGACCATTGACCCTAATTCAGCAGAATTTAAGGATGCCATGCAGGATTTCAATGCAAGGGTGACCCATATCCTTCATGCCTTTATGGAGAGTGAAGCTATCCAAGCAGGTTTGGCAAGACCCATTTCCAGCTTCAAGGAATTCTGCCAGATAGTAATGTCAATGCTGCCCAAGAACTACAAGGAGATTAACCTTGATATCTTCCTGCAGTTTCAATGGCAGATGAGTGAAGGACAGGAAAGAACTTATCTGGAGATTCCAAGAAAGATGAAGTATGGTGCATGGTTGAGACCTGCACAGCCAGGGACATGGGTAGAGAAAAGAGCAGAAGGTGTAATCACAGAACAGACAAAGAAAGCTCTGTGGTATGTTAATGAGAAAGGTGAAGAACATCCATTTGTTAAAAATGGCTGGTTCATGACAAGTAACTTTGCTCGTCAACAGAGAGTTGGTGGTGCAGTTAATGGTACTGATGCAGCATCAGCAAATGCAGCAGCAGCTACTCAAGCTGCAGGTTCAGCTCAGAAATCTGCGTGGTAAAATTAGTTCAATAGGTGAGGGAGGGTAGCTAACAAAGAGAAGCTACGTGGCTCTTGGTTGAGAAACTCAAGAAAGGACTCACCTATTGTTCTTTTAAATCTCTAAACTATGTATGGCTATGAAGGTCTTATTGAATTAACCCCTGATCAGATACTACAGAAGATAACACAGCAGCAGATATTTGAATTTGTGCTAAAGAAGCAGTTTGATTTCAATGATAGATACCTATCTCCATTCAGAGAAGATAAGAGGCCAGATTGCAGGTTTGAACAGAGACCTGATGGGACTATAGTATTTGTAGACTTTGGAGAGAAGTTCCTCCACCCCAATAAAACTCACAGAAGTGCATTCAGGATGGTCATGGATAAGTTCAATGTCACCATGCATGGGGCAATAAGACTACTATGCAAGGAATTTAATTTGTCCATTTGTAAAAGTGACTATAGTGAAGAGGGAATAGTAAAGTATGATAGGATGGAGAAGTCCTTTATGCCAATGGAGTATGAATCAAAGCCATTTTCAAGAGCTGACATTATTCACTGGTCACAGTTCCTTATCAAGCCTGAACACCTCCTTTCAGATAATTCCTATGCTGTCAGGAGGTTTACTGTTTTAAAGGATGGAAAGCTCAAGCAGATTAACATATACCAGTATTGTTATGTATTTGATTTTGTTGACAGGAAGAAGTTCTATCAGCCCTACAGTATCAAGTACAGGTTCATTACTAATTGTGATGAGAATAATATTGGCAACTTTGATAACCTGCCTCCCAGTGGTGAGGAGTTGATCATCCAGAAGAGCTACAAGGATCATAGGGTCTTAAGGAATTTGGAGTGGGGATTGAATGTGATATGGTTTCAGAGTGAAGGCTGTGTGCCAGAGAGGGAGATATTAGTGAACCTCACACAGAGATTTAAGCTCATCACCATCTTCTATGACAATGATGTGGATGGGATAATAGCAGCCATGAAGCTATGTGATATTTTTAATTCTATCAGACAAGGGTGCTGTAGGATGGTTCATTTACCAGTATTTATTTCAAGAAAATTAACATGGAAAGACCCAGGGGAATTCATTAACAAGGAAGGTAAACAAGATTTATTCACCGTATTAAAACAAATTGGAATTTATGAAAGTGGAAATGGGAAATGAAGATTTATTTGCGAAGAAACCATTATATCCTATTAACACATTGATGCCAGTGTATGA